CATACGCGTCATGAGGGCATCAAACCGTCCGTTCATGTGCGCTTCGAGCGTGGCGAACGCGGCTCTCGTCTCGTCGTCCATCGTATGTCTCCCGCTGAAATGAAGGGGCGGGGCACGAGGCCCCGCCGCGGGGTCAGGCGGCGAGTAACTGGCGGATGTAGGCCAGAGCGTAGGGGCGGCTGGTGAAGTGGCCTTGAAGCGCGCCCGGCAGCGTATTCAGTCGGCGCGTGTCGTTCCGGTGCCACATCCGCAGGCCAATCCCGAATGTGCCTTTCTGGGTTCTGAATGTGGTGAACTCGAAAGCGTGGCCGTTGGCGCGAAGCTTGCCGATGCGGTCGATGTTGGCGGCGTCCTGAATTTCGCTTCTGGTCCTCATGTCCGTGTCTCCTTGTTGATGAAGACACCATACAGCGCGATATGCGGACAGTCAACGACAAAATGCGGACAGATGCGATTTATTTTCCGGGTGGGACGGCGCGTTCGTACAAACCTCGGATGCCTCCGCAAACCTCCGTTTGAACGCGCGCCCAGAGCACATTTTGCCGCGTTAATGGCCCGATCTGACCAGAAATCCGGGCGGTCAGACCAGAATCCATCGAAAAACCACGTTTAACACCACCAACTTACCTAACAGCATCGCTGAGGTATCGCATCGCCTAACCTGTTGATTTCGCGCGCACGGTATTGACACGCACAGGAGTCCATGTGGTAGCCGGATACGACATCACAAAACTGGCGGGAAACCGTGCGGAAACCACGCCATAACGCCGCAATGATGGACTCATCAAAAGCCAGACTGGCGGTTGTCGTGCCCGTTCTGGATGAGGAGTGGCGAAATCGTCGTATTCGCTCGCTGGACGGCGTTCGTGTTGTTCCCAACCGATGGGGCACGACGACCACTCGCAAGCACGTCATCAAGACGGGGGCGACATGGGCGCACGTTTGAAGCCACCGGTATGGCCCGCCGATAAAGTAGAGCGTCGCGCGGTTGCTTCGCTGGTCCCTTACGCGCGAAACGCTCGGACGCATTCGGAAGAACAGGTCGCACAGATCGCGGCCAGTATTCGCGAATGGGGATGGACTGTCCCAGTATTGGTGGACGATCAAGGGAGCCTGATCGCCGGCCATGGTCGCGTGCTCGCGGCGCGCAAGTTGGGCATCACCGATGTTCCCGTGATGGTGGCGAAGGGATGGAGCGCGGCCCAGATCGCGTCGTATCGCCTGACCGACAACAAGCTGGCGCTGAACGCCGGATGGGACGACGAACTGTTACGGTTGGAGCTGGGCGAACTCGGGCTGGAGGGCTTCGACCTCGGCCTGATCGGGTTCAGTGATCTGGAACTGAAGGACATCCTCGCCGATCGCACTGACGGGCTGACAGATCCCGACGACGTGCCGGAGCCGCCAGCGGAGCCGGTGACGCGCCTGGGCGACGTGTGGACGCTCGGGCGGCACCGGTTGGTGTGCGGGGACTGCACAGACGCTGGGGTGGTCGAGGCCGCGCTGGGGGGCGTGCGGCCGCACCTGATGGTGACAGATCCGCCGTATGGGGTGGACTACGATCCGGACTGGCGAAACCGTGCGCCGAACATCGAATGGTCCCGATCGAGATCGATCGGGACTGTTGAGAACGATGCGCGGGCCGACTGGCGCGATGCCTGGGCGCTGTTTCCGGGTGATGTCGTTTATCAATGGCATCCGCCGGGTGCCATGCAGGTCGATCATTACAATGCGCTTATCGCGGCTGGCTTTGAGATCAGGATGCAGATCATCTGGGCAAAGCCGCACTTCCCCATCGGTCGCGGCAATTATCACGTCCAGCACGAGCCGTGTTGGTATGCCATCCGCAAGGGAACGACCGCGCACTGGGCCGGTGATCGCAAGCAGACGACGCTATGGGAAATCGCCAATCGAACGGCGTTCAAGGGTGGCATGTCTGGTGGTGAGGACGCGTGGTCGGGTCACGGCACGCAAAAGCCCGTCGAGTGCATGCGCCGCCCGATCGAGAACAACAGCAGCCCCGGCCAGGCCGTCTACGACCCCTTCGTTGGCTCCGGCACCACGATCATCGCCGCCGAGATGACCGGCCGCGCCTGTCACGCCATCGAAATATCCCCAACATACGTCGATGTCGCCGTGCTGCGCTGGCAGGCGTTCACCGGACAAACCGCGACGCTCGCAAGCGATGGCCGGGCGTTCGCTGACACCCAAACAGAGCGAGGACTGTCCAATGCCGCTTGAAGGGTTCGATGACGCCGATATCCCGCCGCGCGACATGGGGCGCCGCTCAGGCCCGGGATCGCGCGTGAAGATCGATCTTGGCGTGCTTGAACGGGGTGCGTCGATCGGCTGCACGATGCACGAACTCAAGGCATTAAGCGGCACGCCACACTCGACATTCTTCAAGCATCTCGCGGAAGACCCGGAGGTTAAGGCCGCCATCGAGCGCGGTGCCGAACTGGGACGCGCCACGTTGCGCCGGGCGCAGTGGCAGGCCGCTGTCTCGGACAAAAACCCAACGATGCTCGTATGGCTCGGCAAGCAACTGCTCGGACAACAGGACTCGCTGACCCTGACGGCCGATCTGAACATCCATCGCGTGCTGTCCGAAGCACCGTTGACGATCGAGCAATGGACCGCGCTGAACGTTACGAAACCCGATGATGAAACCTGACCCGGCCACCCGATCAAACGAGCGTTTACGGACGTCACCGGGTTCTGTACGGCCGTTAGTGGTCAATTACGCACTGTTAGTGGCCCGCCGTGCCGCTTGATAATGCCCCCGCCCGCCTCGTCTGGGCGCCGCAGCCGGGACAGCAGCACAAGCTGGTTACCTGCCCCTACACTGAGATCCTGTTCGGTGGAGCGCGCGGCGGAGGTAAGACGGACGGCGTCCTTGGGAAATGGGCGGTCAAGGCGCAGCGTTATGGCGTTGGCTTCAATGGTGTGTTCTTCCGCAAGGAAATGCCGCAGGCCGACGACCTGATCGAGCGCGCCAAGGAAATCTACATCCCGCTGGGCGCCGAGTGGCGCGAGCAACCGCGTCAGTTCCGTATGCCGGGCGGTGGCCGCGTGCGGTTCCGACCGCTGGAGAACGTCTCCGACGCGAGCAAATACCAGGGCCAATCGATCAGCGATTGCGCGGTGGAGGAGGCGGGCAATTTCGAGGACCCGAAGCCGATCGACATGCTGTTCGGCGCGTTACGTTCCAAGAGTGGGGTGCCGGCGCAACTGATCCTGACAGCGAACCCCGGCGGTGTCGGGCAGCAGTGGATCAAGCACCGTTACATCGACCCGGCGCCGCGCGGCATGGTTCCACTCGTTCGCAAGTTGCCGAACGGCGAGGAACATCGTTTCATTTACATACCGTCTCGCATTCAGGATAATCGTATCCTGTTGCAGAACGATCCCACTTACATCAATCGTCTGCATCTCGTCGGTTCGCCCGAGTTGGTCCGCGCGTGGCTGGAGGGCGACTGGAACGTGGTCGCGGGCGCGTTCTTCCCCGAGTTCAGCGCCGATCGGCACATCATCATGCCGCGCGCGCTGCCCGACCACTGGGCGCGGTTCCGTTCGTTCGACTGGGGCAGCGCCCGGCCGTTCGCGGTGCACTGGTGGGCGGTCAGCGATGGATCGGTTCCCGATATCGCGCGCGGCTGCCTCGTCTGTTACCGCGAGTGGTACGGCATGAAGCCGAACGAGCCAAATGTTGGGCTTCGCATGACGGCGGAGCAGGTGGCCGAGGGCATACGCGCGCGTGAGCGTGACGACCCGAAGCCGGCCAACGGCATGATGGTGGGCGTTGCCGACCCCGCGATCTTCTCCGAGGACGGCGGCCCATCGATCGCCATGCGCATGACCCAGGCGGCGCGCGTCGTGTTCCGGCCGGCGGACAACAAACGCGTGCCACAGCGCGGCGCGATGGGCGGTTGGGATCAGGTGCGTTCCAGGTTGGTCGGTGATGGTGATGGCAACCCGATGGTCGTGTTGTTCTCGACGTGCCGGGATCTGATCAGGACGCTACCCGCGATGCAGCACGATGACGCGAGGCCAGAAGACCTGGCGACCGATGGCGAGGACCACGCGGCTGACTCTTGCTTCGTGGCCGGCACGATCATCGAGACGGCGCGCGGTGCGATGCCGATTGAGTGCGTGACGTTGGCGGATCAGGTGATGACGCGGAGCGGTTATCACCCGGTGATCGCGGCGTTCAGTGTCGGCGAGAGACCGGTGATGACCGTGCGGTTATCGAGCGGCGCAACGTTGACCGGCACCGAGGATCATCCGGTTTTTGTCGTGGGACATGGGTTTATTCCGTTCCGTTCGCTGCGATACGGTGATATGATGCGTCCATGTCAGTCATCGTCATTAGTGAAACCGTCCAAGAGTTCCTTGGCGTTTCGTATTACAAGTGCGGCATCTACTATCAGCGCCACG